ACACAATACAAATAATTTTACTATATTTATACTCCCGTAAAATTATAAACATTCGTCAACCTAGTGATACACGTCCTAACCAAAGTTATTGCGAGTGGTGCATATGAGTTGTAAATTACAGGCGATTAAGCCAATAAACCGAAAGTTTTCCCTTTACAGGGGTATTGTGTCCTGGGTGGTTTCTTACCCATTTGCTAGTTTTGTTCCCTAGCGGGAAGATCTGACATTATATTTTTCCCATTGTCATCTTGGGTATCCTATTTATGCTTAATAGGCAAAGCCTACTATTAATCTAGCTTAACAGTAAAAGCTGTTGTAACTTCATACAACGGAGAGTGTTTTGCTAAACCAGGCACACAACTGGTATATTTTGTTTTTCTTAAGAGCGAGTGAAATTAACGTACGAAGATGCTGTTGTTGATGGAAGAGAAGCTTTATTGCCTGCACTACCAAAACCATAAGTGAGCATTTCGCTACCGCCACTTCCAGTCGGTAAACGCACATAAGGGGCTACTGCATGAAATCCGAAACGACATTCATCAGAGGCGCCAGCATTGATAAAAATCTCAACCGGAAACTCAGATGAATACGGATTATACAATACAAATATCAAAGAGCCACAATCTTGAGTGGCAAGCCTATTCTCCGGATCAGGAAAAGCTATTGCACTATTCTTCTTTGGTCCCCCAACAAATTTAAAGATAGAAGTGTTGGGTACCGCAAATTCATGAGCAAATAGCGTTGGATTCCAGGTAATAGGTAAATTTTGATACGGTAACGGAAAATCGATGTTCTGATCTCCTAACACTAAGGTAGACAAAGCGTCAGTTGAACGAACTCCATACGTTAGTCCCTCAGGTGCGTAAACATACTGTTGTTGGGGTGCGTAGTACACGGAAGACACCACTGTGTCTGTACGCGTATTGTCATCGTTTTTATACGAGAGTACTCTAACTTGGAATCGAGTTGATGGAAACTTTCCATAGTACATACGGGCAATTGCTTGCATGGGATTATCCCATAAGTTGCCAAACATTTTTGGGCCTTCACCATAGACAGGATCTATATCGAATACGAAATAGTTGTATCCGGGGCTTAAGACTTTAGAAAATTTGGTAACATTGTACGTTCTACGAATTATATCCCTTACAGAATCAATTCGTTGCAATCTATTAACGTAGTTGTTGGGTTCACGTTCTTCGCTCTTATCGTTTTGTTTTTGGGGTTCATTCATCACGTTCATGGATTGCGTGATAAATTTCTTTGCGATTGATTGAGAAGGTTCCGTAACGCCAGGAAAAATGGTTTCCATAGCTTGGGTGGAGTAACCGAAAAATTGCAACGAGGGAGTACCTTGCATGTAAATGTTAAAGAAAACATCTACAGGTGAATCCCCCGAATTCGCCATTGGTTGAGCTACATAAATGTAGTACATACCATGGAACAGTGATTCGGCATACTGATCAACTGCACAAGGTGTCAATTCATTCCTGCATAGGTATGGTAAGACAATCTCATGGGTTTGACCACCAGCGCTGAATTCCATCAGATGTGAAGGAGCGTTAAGAATAGTTCTGTAATCGGGGAAAGCTGAAATACAATCGATAGACGGATTGTAAAGCTGTAACAAACGCAATTTGACTTGTTGTTTATTATTCATAACTGCCTCCACAGTTATTTTAAGATCCCCTCGCCATGCTCTTGTCAACGAATGCAGGAGCCTCAAGTTGTTTGAAAAAGTCGCTGTACTGGAAGAATTATCGAAGTCATACTGATTTGGAGAAATCGGTCTGGCCCACAATAATGTGCCGGTAGGATCATTTTGATTTACTCGAATAGTACCTAAATACTGTTTTTTCGAAACTATATGTTCCACTAACATTTCATCTTGCGATGTATTGAAAACGGGACAATCCACCATACGATTTACACCTAAATGCGAATCTAAGGTTTCAAAATAAGTTTGCGTATCAACCGTATTCAAGAAATTTCTTTCAGACGTAATGATTCTCTGGGCAATTATTGAAGAATTCGGGTTGTGAAGACCCGTTTTCATGCGTAGATAAGATCTAGCTTTGTCGATAAAGTCTGCCGAAACGGTTTTAGCTTTAGTAGTTAAGGAATCTGCCAAAGCGGTACCCATAGTCGTCAAAAATGATGACTGTGTATTCCACTTGACATAGCGCGGTGTTGGAACGCGCATATCCAAACTTTTAAAGACCGATTCAACGGTTATTTTCAAACTGGTCGAGGAACCTGCACTGGGTGCCAAGGCGTTTAAAACAAGAAAAACAAGAGTGCCATAATTTCCATTGACGGGAGTTATATCTGCACTCGGGATATAACTTCCTTTTGGTTCCAAATCAAGTGTGGCCATTTCCGTATTGCAGTACCAAGGTACTTTAAGAATAGCGGAGGTAGCCTCGTTGGCGAAAAGTCTTACATGAGGTCCAGTCAAAATGGTATTTATTAAAGCTATCTGAGAAACAGAAGGATCCAATATACCATAAAGAGGCGGTATAACACCGACTAAAACACATCCTGAGTGGGTGATTGTTCCTGCAACAGAAACTATCAATTCAAGATCGCACCGATAGAGTGATGCTATTTTAGTGGCGCTAAGCAAAGATGGATTAGATCTAAGCACATCACCGGGCATCTGTGGATAGTCGCAAAGAAGTAAATCTCCGCGAACTTTGCCGACAGGCCAATCGACTGTAGTGAGATAAAAAGGTCTCTCAATGAAAGGCTTAGCGTCAACGACGAATTGGTTTGGAATCAAAGTGTCCGTAAGAAGATAATCAGTAACTTGTTCGGCGTTTTGGATTTCTCGTGTTGCCACCGACGAAACGGCAGTCTCAACAGTTGAAGATCCATGGTTAAGGATTGCAGCGGAAGATGAAGTAGAGATATCGGAAAAATTTTGAGTTGAAGCGTCCATGTTGTACATTGATCTGTGTCATGCTTAAGATTAAATCTATGAGTTTAAAGTATGTTTTAACATAAATAATTATAACGTTTGCAGGCGTAGGGTTACACGGTAAGTCCAGGCTTTGTGTCATAAGTATTCGACAAGTTAAAACTAAGAGGAACATAAAGAGCGTCTGTTAACTAAAACTACTATTAAGATAAATAACACAGGGCAGATTCTTGATTTCTAAAAACAAAAACCTAGGTCTTAATAAGCTAAGAAACTTAAAAAGCCAAACAAAAAACCAGGCGAGGTCCTTTCCACTAGGAAAAGGTTATCCATGCCCGTGAGTGCCAGTTTGGTTCAGGGTGAACGATCCTGTTGATTTTAATGTCCCACAGTGGGACAGCACAGTTTGTTCCAGGCGGAAGATCCTATTAATTTTAACGACCCATAGTGGGTCGGTGTTTTTAACGTAAACACATACGTCTAGTTTGCTCCGTAGAAGGAGGGTCCGGTATTGTTTAACGTCCTACAGTAAGACGATTTAGTTATCGACATATTTACCAATCATAACCATCATATCATTATATCCATCATCATTACTAAGAATTTCTTCTATTCGTGACGGTGAATACAACTTCCAATGATAATTGTTATCCTTATAAAATTGTTTAACCACATCTTCATATTCATCTAAAAGACTACTATCAGAATGCAGGTACTTTTCTATTTGGAAAACAATGCTACGGTCTTCCATAACTTGGTATATGTCTTTAGTTTCGTCAACGTATCGAAATAAATTTCCAAGAGTTGTGAGATTTAAGGGGCATAAAACAGGATGTTTAACATCGCTGCCTAATTTAAAACTTCGCTTTAAAAACGAGAGATTTTGTGGTTCGCAAAAGGGGTCTTCTTTCGAGATAGGTCTTTTCAGACCATCTGTCATATCCATTCCTAGAGATGTTACAAATCCTTTCATAGTCCACATATTAAAATATGGGGCTAAGTCAGTTGGAACACCACTTATGCGATCATCACCCAAATAATACTCAACAATTCTTGAAAACTGTCTTTTAACGCGCTGACAAAACCGTTGTTCGGTCTCTCCGTTTTTACGCGGGAGATTGTTATAAAGCGTACCTATGGAGATAGCTTTATTAAACCCTGAGTTGACGAAAGCAGTCAACCACCATCCAGATTGGAGGCCATGTGTAACTAAATAAACAGCATGGCCAACCAATATATACATTCTAGTAACTAAAACGCATAGGGCTTCTTGGATGGCTTTTTCGCGTGCGTTTCCGGTAAACTTACTTCGCATCGCTTCAAGGACGGCCTCAAGGATTGGCGCGATCAAAGATCGGTCATACCTTTTAAAATCCCCATCAAATAATTTCTTATCTGAAGAGATCAAACGAGTCCAGACTGTAGGCCATTCCTTATACGGGTTCAATCCCATCGCATATCCATTGGTATGCCTCTGCTCCTTAACTTGTTTAAATAAAGCACCGAAGTACTTCTTGAATAAAACAGTAAGATGCAAAGGCATAACAGCGAAAGTGCGAGGAATTTTCCCCGGGGGTCTGGTCTCGTCTTTAAGAGCGTGATAAGCTAACATTTCAGAAACTTCTACTTTCCCAGCTAACAACCTGTCTTCAAAATCTACAATGTATTTTTCAAATTCCGGTTGAAGTCGAGAATTTTCAAAGTCAATATACTTTGTTTTATCGCTCTCATAGCCATAACCATTAACACTATCTTTGTTTAAAGAGGACAGTGCTTCATCGCCAGACACAACCTGTGTCCAGGTCAAAGGTCCGTAAGTCTCGTAATCTAACGCTAAAACGTCTCGTATGATCTCCACCACTGAAGGTTTCACTGATCCGGGGCGTTCTAGTATAGGATTAACGATTTCAGCAAGGAGACTACGGCCTTGGTCATCCACCATAGATGGTATGACCTTGTCCTCTGCCGTTTCAAGGCGAGGAGCACCTGTATCAAACAGGCGCGATCGTTTTAAGGGAGTGCGAGGAATTATCGAACCAGTCGGGTACCTCAGTCTCATTCCTGAGCCTGAAATACTTTCCAATTCTACACCTTCTCCGCAATCTAACATGAGTTCAGATACTTTTTGACGTTCTTTAAGTCCTAATATGGCTACAAAACCACTGAGAAAGGAGGACTTAACGGCTTCTCCTGCAACATGAATTCCTAAAAATCCATGAGATTTTGAGAACAGGGGAGCACCACACATTCCGGGATCGGAAGCGGGATGGAAAACACCTGACCCTTTTGGAAAGGTCAAATCTTTACCATAAACGTCACAGTAAACAGAAAAAGACTCATAATTAGGGGAGATCTGTTGTGAGCTATACTCTACAACACCGTCACAAGTGGCAAAACGACAACCACTCACAACGCTTCCTCCTGTTTCAAGAGGGGGATGGAAGATAGATCGAGCTTTTTTAAAAAGATTATTAGGAGCTAAATTAAATTCAATAACAGAAAGTTCAGAATAAGGGACATCGTAAATAATTTTAAAAGAAATATCATCTAAAAGGCGTTTATCTTGAGATTTTTCGTCGGAATTTTTATATAAAGTTAAATATTTAGTACGGTAAATAGAATGTCTGGAAACTAAAGCGCGTTTGCCAGATACAACAGCCAAAGAGGAAGTAGAAAAATTTTCACCCTTAGCTACCATTTGGTACACATGAGATGCTGGAGATTGGTCTACTGACCCGTCAAAAAGCAAGCCCTGTGTCTCAAAAGGAGCGGGGGGAGCTAAGAAATCAATAGTTTTAGAGGAAAGAGAAGTGGTCTTATTATTATTAATCAAAGAACGAATAAAATACAATAAAGCACCAGAACTAAGAAAAAATAAAGAGGAAAAAATTATTTTAAGGGTAGGGTGCTCATCTAAAAAAGAAGTAACTGATGAAACACTATTCTTAACCACACCACAAATAATAGAAGAAAATGATTGAAAATGTGAAAAAATAGATAAACAAAAATTTAAAAAAGTTTTAGAAGAATCAATAACAAATGATGAAAAATGAGAAAAAGAAGGTAAATCTAAAAAATCTAAAATATTTTTAACAACGTTTAAAGAAGGGGTAAAAATAGAATCTGGTTTAGCAACAGGTTGAAAAATACCTGCGGACAAAGAGCCAGTTGGTTTTAAAATTTCAGAAGATGAATATAAAGAAGAAAAAGAATATTTAGAAAATTTAAAAGGTACTACAGTAGAAGGATCGCTATTTAAAGGGGTAAAAGAATAATTATTAGGTTTAACGAAAGATTGAGTAAAATATTTAGAAACGTCATCAGAAGTAAATCCTGATGTCAAATGTTTAAGGTTATTAGTATTATGATGAGCTACTAAATTGGCCATAGCTGTTATCCATGATGCAACAACGGAAGGGGTTCCAGTCTCAGTTACCTGAGGCTGAAATCCCTTCTTTGTCAAAATATCCGCGAGATAGGGAGGTAATCCATCAACCCATCTCTTAGAGGTCTTGTGTTCAAAATGTTTGACAGCTACGGTCACTATAGGCTCACCAGTGTCGGCGCAATCAATGTTACAATCAGAAAAAGAAAAAAGTAAAGGGCGGCGAAACAAAGCGTGCAAATCAGAAATGCCATCTTGGGCAGTCACGCTCTGAATTTTAGAAAAGAGATTAGTAGTACAAAAAATATATTCAGAAGTAAAAAATTTGGTGTTTTTCTTTTCGGCTTCAGCACAGTCAAGAGGGAGCTTGATGGAAGACACAAAGTTCATCACTTTGGCCCACTGTCCAACTCCACCTTGACCGACATCATCCAAAATCATGATATCTTGATTGTTGTAATCATCATAAAAATCTTTACCCTCAAGCGTGGTTTTCCACACATGAGTGTAAACACTCTTAGATTTTTCGTGAGAAGAGTAATAATCGGTAATTTTAGAAAGAACGGTTGATTTATAAGATCCAGGGGGTCCCTCAAGAACTATAAAAGCTGGTACAACGCGAGACGCGTTGGAAAAAGCCTCTATATTCTTGAGTAAACTATTTAGATCTCCGTACATCGCTCTAAGATAGCGATATGACGGATCTAAAATAGCTTTTTGAAAATGGTCAGATTGTCTAAGAAGGGTACCAAGAGCTAAAGCTTCTTGGCGAAAAGAAGGGGTATGTATTAAAGATTGATCCTTATTTAATAGCGA